CTGTATAATACACACTTCACTACAAAGAAAGGTAACAAATGGCTAAAGCATCTAAGGCTACAGCGGTAGCGACTGTTCTAGAGTTTGACGCAGAGAAGATCAAGGCTAATGAAATGGCAGTAGCTCGCGAATCAGACGAAGAGATTCTTGCTCGTTTGGGCGAGCGTTTTGAGATTCTAACAGAGATGACCAAAGCGGTTAAGAAGGGCGATGTTCGCGCTATGATCGTATCAGGCCCTCCAGGCGTGGGTAAATCCTACGGTGTTGAGCAAGTACTAAGCAAGGACGATCTGTTTGATACTCTGGGCAATCGCAAGCCCAAGTATGAGATCGTCAAGGGTGCTATGAGTGCTCTGGGCTTGTACGCTAAACTCTACGAGTTCTCCGATGCTAAGAATGTTATCGTGTTTGATGACTGTGATAGCGTATTGATGGACGAGCTTTCCCTGAACATTCTTAAGGGCGCATTGGATTCCTCAGCCAAGCGTACTATTGCTTGGAACACTGACTCACGCCTGCTACGCTCAGAAGGTATCCCAGACAAGTTTGAGTTCAAGGGTGCCGCTATCTTTATTACCAACATCAAGTTCGAGCACGTGCGCTCTAAGAAGCTCAAGGATCACTTGGATGCCCTGGAAAGCCGTTGCCACTATATCGATCTTCAGATGGACACAGAGCGTGAGAAGATCTTGCGTATCAAGCAGGTAGTCAAGGACAATGATATGTTGGGCCGTTACGAGTTTGATGACTGTGTCAAGGACGAGATCGTTGAGTTCGTAGACGAGAACAAGAGCCGGCTTCGTGAGCTTAGCCTGCGTATGGTATTGAAGATCGCAGACCTGCGCAAGAGCTTTCCAACAGGGTGGAAGGCCATGTGTAAGACTACCTGTATGAAGCGGGTATGATTACCAACATTGTTCTGTTCAGCACACTGGGCTACCTGCTCAGTGTGTTGGGCATCGAAACTTGGAGTGCCCCGTGGTGGTGCTTGGTAGGCCTGTTCATGGCACACGGATGGCATCAACACACTGAGGGCTACGACCAGGGACTAGAGCATTCACTCATAGTGATCAACAGACTAGAACAACACATCAACAAGAACAAGGACACGACCAATGACTAAGACCTGTACATGGATTGGGCCCGTAGGTCTTACACCTACCTGCTGTCAGCAGGCAGTGCTAGGATCGTACTGTGCTGAGCACTATAGTAAGGTATATGCAAAGGGCACACGCCTAGGGCGTAGGCTTAAGGACCTGCGCCGGGCTGAGGCGCTACGCCAGCTGGTATCAGACTTTAACGCCGCTGTAGAGGAGCTGGAGGAAGAAGGCTTTGATGTCTACGGTGACTCGGAGGAAGGCATTGACCTTGAGGAGCTTCAGGTCTAGGTGGGGTGGCCAGGTGGGGTGGCCGGGGGCTCTTCCACTCCACTGTTGCGCAAGCGCAACAGCGCATGCCGTAAAATAGTGGTGTTAGAGTAAAACCCCTCAGATCTAGATCTCCACTCTGTTTTTATATTGCGGTGCAGTTTTTTAACTGCATATAGACCGGTTCTGGTAAAACTATTTCACATTCTATAAATCGGGAATAAAAAATTTTTGCGCTAGCGAAAATTTGGGAGCTGCAAAGCGACCTCTGGACTTGATATAGACCTCTTGACTCTGCTATACTATAGCTATATGCTAGTTCAACATTACATACTAACTCAGTCCCGCTACTTCGCAGAAGTCTGTGAGTGGTTAAAAGCCCGCTCTGTTAGGGTAGAAGTACACTTAAACCGTAGCCGCTTTAGTCTAGACTCAGACTCTTCACTATATACAGAGTTCCTACTACGATTCGCTCAAATATGCCCCCTAGTAGATCCCAATGAAGATCTAGCCACAGGCCTTAATATGAATACCTATGTTAATCAACTTATGGAAGACTACGCTGAACTAGCCGCTAAACATCTAGCTGATCATATTGATCAAGAAGTCATCAAACAGATAATGCTAGATCACAATAAATAGCTGCATGACTAATTCAAACAACTATGTAAGACAAGCTAGAGTAGACGGTATATGGGGCGCAGTTCCTGATCGCAGAGAACTACTACGCACAGCTGGTCCTACTCCACCTAAGATTGTTATGCCTAGTACAGCTACTACTAGCAGTCAAACTACTAATACCATCTAGTATCTTTCCACCAGAATATAGCAGTATATCTGTTCTTACCTTCACATGCTCTTACACCGTGTAGAGTATCTCGTCCATTAAAGAAAGTCAGTGTTCCCCTAGTGGGTTTAAGCATAAGCCCGTAGTCAGTGTAAAACTGTCCACCTTGAAAATCTTCATTTAGATACAGTAGACTATTCCAATCAGTAGTTTCACGACCATTGTGATCATGACGATGTAGTCCGCTTGGGGGACTTATAGTGGGCCATGCTTGTAGCTCGGCTGAATCTAAGGTTAGACGAACCCTAAGATGCTTTTCTATATGAACTTGTACTCTAGAGCATAGTGGTTCGTGGGTAATATCAACTGTTCGAGCGCCTGCGTCGAAGCCCCTAGCTTCTATGCCCCTAGCTAGGCTTTCTTGCCAATGTTGGTCTATTCTAGCGGCTAGAGTGATGCATTCACTAGAGTCAAAACATCTGGGTAAAATAAACATATTTGTACTTATTTGTAAATATCTGTCTATGCGAGCACTTTGGGATCGATTTCCTGAACTACCCTATCACGCGGTAGCACCCTGGCCTTTGGTGGAAACAAACGGTAATCTAGATTGGGTAGCTAGTGTCGACTGTGTAGAAACATGGCTGGAAAAAAGAATAGGGCCGCATTATGTTCGGTGGACATGGAACATGTGGAGCCTGCACAACTATCAACTATGTGGAGTAGCCTTTGCTCGGGAAGCTGACTCTACTCTATTTCTCCTAAAGTGGGATCGTTGATTTATTATATTGGTCTATAACTAGCGGTAAAAATCTTGTTTACCGTGTCGCGCTTCGCGCTCTTTTCGGGCCTGGGTTCCGAGAATCAGGGGACGAGGTGCTGTGCTAGAACTAGGCATGAGATCCAACACCATATTGTATTGAAACCTACCACTGTGGGTGAGACTCGCTTATAACTGGCCCATATAAGTGTCGCGCTAGTTAGTAGGGCAAACCAATAGAGTTGCCACACTTGTATGCCAAATATCAAGCCCGGGATTATGATTGCGGCCTTGGCCAACCAACTGACTGCGTCTACTATATTATAGTTGGTCCAGTAGGCTCTAGTGAACCATAACTTATAGCAGTCCCTAATATTGGTAAAACCACAATGGTGATAAACAAACACTATGATGGTTAGGCTAGCCAGTGTGCCGTAAACTAGTTGGTCTTGTGTTAGCGTCATTTAAATACTTATATAATGACACCATTAACCCTATACACTTCTGGTAGCACCGGAGCCCCAAAATTAGTACATCATCTAGCAGAAGACATCAGCTTGTACACCTGTATTGCGGCCAAGACCATTGGGCTAACCAGCAGGGATCGTGTGCTAAATGTACTTCCCAGTCATGTTATAGGCTATCATGTGGTCACAGCAGGAGCTGCAGCTTGGGCGGGCTCGCACTTGCTATCTGTAGAGTTTAATCCCTACATGTGGTTTAAGATCTTTAGAGAATTCAAGCCTACTTATACAGCTCTAATACCGCGTCATATAGAAATTCTAAGTCGTTTAAAAGAATGGCAAACAGTTGATCTAAGCAGTTTACGATTTGTAGTTACAGGGTCACAAAGGGTCGAACAAGCGCATATTGACAGCCTATTGGCTAGAGGTGTGGGTCATGTGAGCAATTGGTACGGTATGACTGAATTTCCGCCACCCGTGCTAGTGGGTCATAATAGCGAATCTTTTGATCTAAATCACGCCTATGGTAGAACTGTTGAATTTACCAGTGAAGGTGAGTGTGTTATCGACGGCCGTCTAACGGGTGACATATTTAACCTAGCCACTAGAACTTTTAGCCATCGTAAGGAGCCGGCTACTGGCTCAACTTGGAAAACCGATCCCAAGTAAATTTGCTAAATACCCTATTATACATCCAATGTAAGGGATACTAAAACCGTGAGCATCAGTAATTTATCTTCCGCAACTAATAGCATTAATCCGCAGTTTCCCGTAGCTGGGCAGAACAACTCTAGCCAGGGTTTCCGCGACAACTTCCGTAATATTCAAACTGCCTTAAATGCCGCCGGCGAATACATTACAGATCTACAGGCTAACGAAATTATCAAGGGTCTAGACACCAACGCTAATCCCGTGGTAAACGATCTAGGCCGAGCTGAACTAAACGATCTACAACTTAACCAAGTTGCCTATAGATTGGTAAATCATCAGGCTTCAAGTGGCACAGTAGCAGTCAGTTGGCTGGATGGCGCTGTTCATAACATTACTCCTTGGGGTACTGGCACAATTACAGTAAACATTCAAGATTTGCCAAGCGGAGCAGGCGGACTACCAAGTTCGGGTTCTAGCGGCATTACCAGTGTTGATCGTGTGGGCACACTACGCTTGATCGTCAATGTTCAGGATGTTCGTAATACAATTACTCTAAACAATATTCAAAACTTTGCCAACTGGGATCGTTTGACAAACCGCACGGGTACAAACCAAATTGCCTTTGCTCACACAGGCACAATTGGATTTGATATTCTAAGCCTTGACGGTGCTACTTACAATATCGTGGAACTTGACCCTGCTCTACTAGGTGGAACAGGCTCAGGTGGTAACGGCAGTTTCAGTGGCCTATTCGGTGACTTGTCGGGCATTCCTTATGCCAATACTAGCTCAGCTGGTTTGATGCAGGTAGGCTACGGCTTGTCGGCTACTAACAGTCAAGGTGTAGTTGAACTAGATCCTACAGTGGTTGCTGCCTTGGCCAATGCCAACATGGGCAACTT